GCGACGACAGCGCCATGTTCGTGATCTTCAATGATCTTGACCTTCTCGGCGATGTAATCGGCGACCCGATTGCAGTGAAAGCATTCATCTGACAAGGAGATGACTAATGTCTAATGTAATGAAAGAAAACGACGAGGATAAGAAGCCCCTCGCTGAAGAGTTTGTAATTGTTGAAGAAGACCCGGATGATGATTCCGATGATGGCGATGAGCGAGTTGCTCAGGGCTCAGGCGACGATAACGAGAGCGAGCGTGAAGCTATTCGCGAACGCCGCCGCCAAGAAAAGCAAGAGCGCAAGGACCGGCGAGGGAAGGCGATCAGCAGGGATAAGCTGGAGCTGGATTTCCTTCGCAAGAGGAATGACGATCTTGAGCGCAGGTTCACTGTTCATGAGCAGCGTTTCCAGCAGATCGACATGGGCCAGATCGACGCCCGCATCAACAAGGCCAAGAACGACGCCGAACTTGCGGAACGTGTAATCGCAAAGGCAGTCGATTCCGGCAACGGGACTGACGTCACGCAGGCGATGCGCTACCGCGATCAGGCTATGATGACGATGAACCAGCTCCTTGCTGCCAAGCAGGAGACTAATCGCCCTCAGCCTAATATGCCTAAAGTTGATGATTTAACAATGCACTACGCGAAAGAGTTCATCCAAGACAACCCTTGGTATGACGCGCAGGGCAGGGACGAGAGTTCAGCGATCGTCTTGGCGATTGACCAATCCTTGGCCAAAGAAGGCCTGAACCCTCAGACGGAAGAGTATTGGGACGAGCTTCGTTCGCGAGCTGCTCGTCGCCTCCCGGAGAAGTTTGGGAACTCAAAGTCGAGCCAGAGGTCTGATCGCCAGCCGCGAGGCGGGCCAGCCGTTGGATCTGGGCGAGAGCACGCTCCTGCGACAACCCGCAACGAGGTCTACATCAATCCTGAACGTAAGCAGGCCTTGATTGATGCGGGCGTCTGGGACGATCCAACCCTCCGTATGCGGTATGTCAAGAAGTATGCCGAGTACGACCGGAACAACAAACAATAAAACACTTTCTTTTTCCCCATGAAGACTGCATAATGTCTTCAATCGCTGTAAGGAGCGGGATATGAACGACGAACTTTTTAAGAAATCTGCTGCAAGTGGCCGCGAGAACCGCAACGAGGGTCTCAGGCAACAAGACGGGAATCGCGAGAGCCGCAAGATGGCCGATAGGGCCGTTACGGAAAATCGAGCGATTTCTGATGACGAGCGGGTTGCTATGTTCCGTCAACAGTTCTTTCAGTCCTCTCTACCGGACTTGCCTCAAATGCCCGGCTGGCACTGTTGCTGGCTTACTACGACTAATCCTCGTGATTCCATCCAGACGCGCATTCGTCTGGGCTACGAGCCCGTCAAGCCAGAAGACGTTCCTGGCTGGGAATATGCCACCCTCAAGACTGGGGACTGGCAGGGCTTCATCGGGGTTAATGAGATGCTGGCCTTTAAGCTTCCGATGTCCTTGTACGAAAAGTACATGACTGAGGCGCACCACGATGCGCCTATGCGGGAAGAGGAAAAACTCACGGATACTGCAGAGTTCCTTGAGCAGCAGGCCAAGTCCTCAAAGTCGCGGTTGACCCTGGGTGATGGCAATATGGAGATTGGGCAACGCCGGGATGCGATCTTTGATCTCTCCTGATTCACCCTCTTTGACCAATAGGAGCCACTATGTCCTCGACTAGCGCACCTTTTGGCTTTCGAGCCTCTTACCACAACAGTGGTCAGATTCGACCGAAGGCCTACACCATCGCCTCGACTTATGCCACGTCAATCTTCTCTGGAGACCCAGTGAAGCTGACCGACAACGGCGTGATCCAGCTCGGAACCTCTGACGGCACCCGCTCGGGCACCACTGACGGGATTTCCTTGCTGGGCATCTTCGCTGGCGTTCAGTACCTTGATTCGACTGGCAAGCCGACCATCTCCCCGTTCTTCACGGGCGGGACGACCGGCACTGAGATCGTCGCTTGGGTCTACGATGACCCGGAGACGCTCTTTGACGTCCAGTACAACAACCCTTCGGCGGGCACTACTGTGCAGACCGCTGTTGGCGAAGAGTGTGACTTCGTTGTTGCATCTCCCGGTGGTTCGACTTCTACGGGTCTTTCGAACACCCTTCTTACCGCAATTCAGGCGACCTCTGGCCAGTTCCAGATCACCGGCTTTGCGTACAACATCAATGACTCGCTCACCGACGCTTATGTAGTGGCAACTGTTCGTATCAACGAGCATCACTACAAGGCGGCTGTCAACTCTGTTTAAGGGAGGCTTAAACTATGGCTACTCCTATGCGTAGTACTGACTTCCGGTCAGTTGTTGAGCCCATCCTGAACGAAGTTTTCGATGGTGTTTATGATCAGCGTGCTGACGAATGGAAGATGGTCTTCCGTGAGCAGAAGGGCATTCCGCGCAACTACCACGAAGAGCCTGTGCTCTATGGTTTTGGCGCTGCGCCTGAGCTGCCCGACGGTATGGCTGTTAGCTATCAGTCCGGCGGCGTGCTGTTCCTGCAGCGTTACCTCTACAAGGTCTACGGTCTTGCGTTCTCGCTGACCAAGGTTCTTGTGGAAGACGGCGATCACATTCGTATCGGCCAGACCTATGCCAAGCATTTGGCTCAGTCTCTGATCGAGACGAAGGAGACGCTCTCGGCGAACATCCTCAACCGTGCGTTTAACTCTGCGTACGTGGGCGGCGACGGCGTTTCTCTTAACAACGCCAGCCACCCGATCGTCAGCGGCACTTTCAGCAATGTGCTCAGCACACCGGCTGCATTGTCGCAGACATCGCTTGAGCAGATGCTCATCCAGATCCGCAACGCTGTTGACAACAACGGCAAGCGTATCCGTCTGACGCCGACGCAGATCGTGACTGGTCCGTCGAACGTGTTCCAGGCTGAAGTGCTCCTCAAGAGCGTTCTCCGCACTGGCACCGCCGACAACGACATCAACCCCGTCAAGTCGATGGGTCTGCTGTCGAAGGGTCAGGCCAACCTTTCCCGTATCACGTCTTCTACCGCTTGGTGGGTGCAGACGGATGCTCCGGAAGGCTTGAAGCTGATGATGCGTCGCGGCCTCGACAAGTCCATGGAAGGCGATTTCGAAACCGACTCCATGCGCTACAAGGCTACCGAGCGTTACACGGTTGGCTGGACCGATCCGCGTGGCATCTACGGCACCGCTGGCGTCTAAGCTAGCAACCCTGCTCGGCTCTCCTCCCCGAGCCGAGCAGGGGACTACCGGGCTTCCCGGTGCAACAGACAGTCCCGGCTGACGACATGCAGACTGTTGCGCTTATCTCGCATGTGAGGATTTGAACATGGCTTCAACAACATTCTCTGGTCCAGTTACCTCGACCAACGGCTTCATCGGTGCGCTCACGGGCAACGTGACAGGCAACGTGACAGGCAACATAACGGGCAACGTCGCCGGAACGGGCCGTATAACGCACGCTACGACATCCGCAATCAACGCCACTGCAACAGCTACCGCAGCTGAGGTAGCAACCGGCTACATCACCTCTACTTCTGCCGCACCGACCACCATCACGCTTCCCACAGGCACCCTGCTTGGTGCAGCACTGGGCGCAGCTAGAGGCACAGTTTTCGACCTGTACATTGACAACACTGCTGGCGCCAGCACAGTGACCATTGCGGTTGCCGTGAACGGTATCTTGTCTAGCGGCGCGGCTGACACCCCCGGCAGCTTTGGTGACTTAACTGTCGCCTCTGGTGTAACAGGTCTGGCGCGTTACACTCTCATGTTCTCCAGCGCAACGGCTTACGTGTTCACACGTACTGCCTAATTAATGAGGGCTTCGGCCCTCATTTTCACAGGAGGGCCACATGGCTGACAATGTAACATCACAGACAATCCTTGATGGCGAACGTCTCGTCATCCAGAAGTTCACGAACATCTCTGACGGAACCGGCGAAACTGCTGTCGTCAAGGTGGACGTCTCGACATTGAGCCCGAACTCATTCGGGCTTGCTTGCACCGGCGTCAAGATCAACAAGATATGGATGTCCGCGCACGGTATGGAAGTCCGTGTTTTTTGGGTGGCAACCACCAACCTCTTGGCGTGGTTAATCCCGGCCAACGGGCCGTACTTGATGGATTTTTCGTCGTTCGGCGGCATATCCAATAATACGGGTACTGGCCGAACGGGCGACATTGCGTTCACAACGCATGACCATTCTGCTGGCGACACCTACACCATCGTTCTTGAGTGCATCAAAACTTATGCAACCGCTTGAGGTAAGGTCATGACCGTAGGAAAAGTTAAAGATTTCACCTTTACTTCCGACAAAGGCGCCGGGATGAAGGATGGCGGCAAGTACCCCAGCCGCAAGGCGATGGTCAAGCGCGAATCCATGGAAACCCCGCGCATGATGCGCGACGAAATGGTTAAGCGTCAGACTGTTAAGGCTCCTGCAGCCCCTATGGGTATGCTCCGCAATCGTGGAGCTCTTGGGGTTATGGCCAACAAGAACCCCGGCGAAACGATGCGGAACACCGCACCGGCGTTGCCGAATGAGATGACGATGATGAAACACGGCGGCCCTGCAAAGATGAACATGGGCGGCAAAATGATGAAGGATGACGGCTATTCAAAAATGAAGCATGGTGGTGAGACAAAGATGAATATGGGCGGCCAGATGACGAAGAAGTCTCGTGGCGGCGTTCCTGCTCATTCTTCCAAGCCGATGATTACGCGGAAAGCTATGGGTGGCATGGCTAAGGGAAGCTGCTAAACTCTTAATGATCCGGGTTTGCTGAATCAGCTGCCACCATCAATCCCAACCCGGAGTCAGCATGGCCTATTCTGGCAGCATCGGTAGTACGACGTTTAACGCGCTGAAGGTGGTTGACCACGCCTTCAGGCGCTGTCGTTTACCGGCTCAAGCAATCACAGCCGAGATGCAATCCTATGCGCTCGATTCTCTGTATTTGCTCCTGTCAGAAATGGCGAACATCAAAACTCCGAGTTGGTGCATTGAGAAGCTGATCCTCCCGATGTACCAGAACCAGCCGGTCGTAGAGCTGCCTGTTGGTACGGTCGACGTTCTGAACCTCAACTACCGTACGCTCCAGCCTGTGTCTGGTTCAATTGTCTCGACATCGACGGCCTACACAGTTTCTTTCTCCTCTCAGACGGTGGTCGATACTGTCGGGATCGAATGGTCGGCAGTCTCTGTCCCAGTCACTTTTCAGGTCAGCACCAATGGAACTGTCTGGGTCACAGTTGGTACTTCGTCTGTCGTCGCGGCAGCTGGCGAGATTACTTGGACTGACATTTCCGGGGCTCTCGCCTATCCTTACTTCCGCATTACATCGGCAAGCCCGATCAATTACGCAGTGATTTCTCTCGGCAACATGCCCAACGAGATCCCTCTCGGGCAGTTGAACCGAGACAACTACGTCAACCAAAGCAACAAGGTTTTCCCTGGTCGCCCGAGCAATTTCTACTACCAGAGGGATCTGCCGGTTCCGGTCGTCTACATATGGCCTGCACCCTTCCCTGCGGCTGAACAAGCCCAGCTGATCTTGTGGCGCCACCGTCAAATAATGGACACCCAAAACCTTCAGCAGGATGTTGAGGTTCCGCAACGCTGGCTTCAGGCGATCGTCGACGGTCTAGCCTCAAAAGTTGCTGCGGAAACTGCCGCTGTTGACATCAACCTAATTCCTGTCCTTGAGCAGCGCCAAGCCATCAGCATGCAGCGCGCATGGGACGGGGATAATGACGGCTCGCCAATTCAGATCAATCCTGGCATTGGAGTTTATACCCGATGAGCAATGCTTTATATCTTGATCCGACAGGCCAATCGACCTATGGCATCGGGATATGTGCGCGTTGCTCTCGCAAGATGTTCCTGTCCGCACTTTCGCCTGATCCAAACTATCCGGGGTTAATGGTTTGCGAGGCAGACAAAGACCAGTACGATCCGTACAGGCTCGCTCCTCGGGCTCCGGATCAGATTGTTCTTCCGTTCGTTCGGCCTGACACTCCGATAAACACGCACCCGGCTGGGTTGATTCAAGAAGCTGGAGATGAGTTTATTATTACCGAAGATGGCACCGGGTATCTGGAGTTTTAAATGGTTGACGTCCCCAGCAATCTAATACCGACACGCCTGACCCAGCTGCCCATCGCTCCGGTTGCGGACGAAAACAGCTTGATGATGATTGTCTACCAGGGCAACAATTATCAAATCCGTGTCGGTGACTTATTGTCCGTTGCTGGCGTCCCGACCAGCACTCAGGTGATCGCTGGGACGGGTATGACGGGCGGCGGTCAGCTGACTGGCAATGTCACCCTCAGCATCGCGAACGGCGGCGTTGGCTCGTCGCAGCTTGCCTCTAGCGGTGTGACGCCCGGCACATACGGGACTGCAACTGACATCCCGGTCTTTACGGTTGACTCGACTGGCCGAGTGATGGCCGCGACGTCTATACCGGCAACCATATCTGGCTACGTCCCGACCACGACCCAAGTCATCGCTGGAACTGGCCTGAGTGGCGGCGGGGCATTAAGCGCCAACGTCACCCTGACGGCTAACCTGTCTAGTGCAACGCCGCAGTCTGGATTCCAAACAGGATCTGCTGGTTCATCAACCAACATCTCCCGCGCCGACCACAAGCATCCTGCAGTCAATCTGGCAGTCGATGACGAAGTCGATGGGATATTGGGCCTAAGCAACGGTGGCACTGCACGCAGCCTCGTCGCCGCTGCGGGGGCTATTGTCTGGTCCGGCGCTGACGGCTTGTACATCGGGCCTGTTGGGCTTGCTGGCCAAGTGCTGGTCTCAGGTGGCGCTGGGGCGCCTACATGGGGCTCTGCGCTGTTGGTTGTGGACCAGCCTGCCAATGTGGTCTACGCCGGTCCTGCGGCGGGTGCTGCGGCTCCCACAGCTTTCCGCTCCTTAGTGAATGCAGACCTGCCTGCATCTGGCGTGGCGGCAAACACCTACGGTTCGACGACTGCCATCCCCGTGATCACGGTGAACGCTAAGGGCGTTATTACCAGCGCCACGTCTGCAAGTTTCACTGGCGGTTTGTCGTACCAAGGATCTTGGAACGCATCGACCAACACACCTACGCTGGTTTCTAGCACTGGTGTTAACGGCTACTACTACATTGTCTCCGTTGCTGGCTCGACCAATCTGGATGGCGTGACTGACTGGCAGGTCGGTGACTGGGCAATCTTCAACGGCGCTACATGGCAGAAGATCGACCAGACCAACTTGGTCAGCTCTGTTAACGGTCAGGTCGGTGTCGTCAGCATTGCTTACGCAGACCTAGCGGGCGCTATTCCTACATGGAACCAGAACACCACAGGCACTGCGGCAGGGCTGTCTTCAACTCTGGCTATTGCCTCTGGGGGCACCGGCCAGACAACAGCAGGTACAGCGTTTAACGCTTTGTCGCCTATCACCACAACTGGCGACCTGATCCTCGGCAACGGGACAAACAGCGCCACCCGATTGGGTATTGGCTCTAACGGTTACTTGCTGACGTCTGACGGTACAACAGCGTCATGGGCTGCGGCTCCTGCTGCTGGTGTGACCTCGTTCAGCGCAGGAACAACAGGTTTCACACCCAGCACAGGCACAACGGGTGCGGTCACTTTGAGTGGCACATTGGGTGTGGCAAACGGCGGCACCGGTGCGACAACCTTAACAGGCTATGTTAAGGGCACTGGTACATCTGCGCTGACAGCTTCTTCGACTATCCCCAACACCGACATCACGGGTTTGGGGACAATGTCCACGCAGAATGCTAATTCTGTTGCGGTGACAGGTGGAACAATTAACGGAACCACTGTCGGTGCTACAACAGCAGCGGCTGGAACATTTACAGATTTGACTGTAAACGATAACTCGACGCTTGGCAGCAGTAACGCTGACACAATAAATTTTGTAGGTCGTGTCAATTCAGAATTTACGCCTGCGACAGATAACACTTATGACCTTGGTAGAACAGGACATGAGTGGCGCGATTTGTACTTAACAGGAACAGGCAACATCGACAGTTTGATTGCTGACACGGCTGACATCAACGGTGGCACAATTGATGGAACGGTAATAGGTGGAGCCTCTGCTGCTGCGGGCACATTTACGACTGTAGTCGCCACAAGCGGTATCTCTGGGGGAACATTCTGATGATTGAGGAACTGATCGACAAGACCTTCAAACTTCGTGACGCAACTCATATTGCGCATTGGAAGACAAAATCTTATTCTGAGCACAAGGCTCTGGGTAAGTATTATGAGGGCGTCGTTGGCGGCCTAGACAAGCTGGTCGAAGCCTATCAAGGCGTGTTCGGCATTGTCGAGGAAGTGGAGAACGAGGCAGAAGATATTGTTGCCCAGATCAAAGATCAGATACTGTGGCTAAACGAAAACCGGGATAAGATTGCAGGGAACATTCCTGCTCTTGAGAACATCGTGGACGAGCTCACGGCTCTTCACATGACCACGCTCTACAAACTTGAAAATCTGAGGTAGGATTATGGCACAGGCAGGATTTACCCCAATCCAACTCTATCGCACGACGACAGCCGCAGCCGTGCCTTTGGCCGCTGACCTTTCTGCAGGTGAACTTGCGATCAATACAACTGATGAAAAGTTGTATTTCAAGAACGCTGCAGGAACCGTAAAATTGCTTGCAAGCAATTCAGCCACGAGCGGGGCAACCAAAGGCCAAGCAATCGCGTTCTCACTCATCTTCGGACTTTAAGGAGCTTAATCGTGGCAAATCCCAACATCGTTAACGTCGCCGCCATTTACGGCAACACCTCCACAACGTCGTTGACCACGACGAGTGCTACCAGCATCGTCAGCAACGCGGCGTCCAGCGGTAAGGTCTACAAGATCAACAGTCTTGTAGTTGCCAACATCGATGGCACCAATGCTGCGGACATCACAATTAACGTGTACAGCGCGGCGTCTCTTGGCGGCACTGGGACGGCAATTGCTTCGACCATCTCGGTTCCGGCTGATGCTACGTTGATTATCATCGACAAGACCACACAGATTTATCTGCTGGAGGACAAGTCGATTGGCGCTATTGCTGGCACGGCAAGTGATCTTGTGGTTACCTGTTCGTGGGATGAAATCAATTCCTGATCCGAGGCGAACCAATGCCTATCAATCAACGTAATGCTGGGTTTATCAGCGCTACATACCAGCCGTTACAGGTTGCTAATGCGCCTACGATAGGTGCTGCGACCGCTGGCGATGCGTCTGCGTCTGTAGCGTTTACGGCTCCGGCAAATGTTGGCGGGTCGGCTATCTCGGCTTATTACGCTGTATCTAACCCCGGTCGGATAACCGTATCGGGGGCGTCGTCGCCAATTACCGTGACCGGCTTGACCAATGGTACGGCATATACGTTTTCAGTATGGGCGCTTAACACCTATGGGCCGTCGCCTTTCAGCGGAGCCAGCGGGAGCGTGACGCCTGCGTTGCCCCCACCACAGGGTATCTTTGCGGGGGGCACACCGGGGGGCGGTGTTTATACAAATATCATCAGTTACATATCTTTCTCTTCGTTGGGTAACTCAACTGATTTTGGGGATTTATCGGTAACAAACGAGAATATGGGAGCTTGCGCTTCAGCAACCAGAGGCGTGTTTGCGGGAGGACAGCTTAATGGCACAAGCATTCAATATATAACCATAGCAACAACAGGGAACTCAGCATCGTTTGGGTCGCTGTCTCCTTCAAGCACAGGGGGCACGTCCGGTTGTAATTCGTCTACTAGGGGCGTTTTTTCCGGGGGGTACAATTCTTCTACCAGTACTCAAACAGATATTCGTTACATTACGATTGCATCGACAGGCGACACCACAAGCTTTGGCAATTTAAGTCTTGCAAAATACAATTTCGGGGGAGGGTGTTCGTCTTCTACTAGAGGAATAATTGGGGGCGGAAACACAACTTCAATATATCAAAATGTAATTGAATATATCACTATTGCTAGTACTGGGGATTCAATAGATTTTGGAGACTTAACAGTAGCTAGGTCCGATATGGGTGTTTGCTCATCTGCAACAAGGGGAATATTTGGAGGGGGAGACAATAATGATGGGCGTTTTAATGTTATTGATTATATAACAATAGCGTCTACTGGCAATGCAACAGATTTTGGAGATTTAACATCTGCTGTTTTGGGGGTGGCCGCGTGTTCTTCTACAACCACGGCTGTTTTTGGGGGCGGCTCTCTGCAATTTGGTATTACTACAACTTTGCAAAGCATTACAATTGCGTCAACAGGAAACGCTGCAAATTTTGGTAATCTTACAATAGAGACAAGAAGTCCCGGAGCCTGTTCAAGCCTTAACGGAGGACTCTAACAATGCCCAGCTACTCCGGCGTTTGGACACTAGTGCAGCAATTGCAGGCAACGGCTGCGGGGAATTGGCAGTTGTCGCCTTTGTCGGGGGACATTGGTCTTTTTGGAGGCGGGAACCCAAATCAGTTAAATGTGATCGATTACATCTCAATAGCTTCTACTGGTAACGCTTTGGATTTTGGAGATTTAACTGTTGGTAGATATTACCTTGCAGCCTGCTCTTCATCTACACGCGGTGTGTTTGGTGACGGGGCGGATAGTGTTGGCAATACTAATATTGTAGACTATGTCACTATAAACTCTGTAGGTAATGCAACAGATTTTGGCGATTTAACTGTTAAAAGGCTTTACCTTGCGGCTTGCTCTTCTTCAACTCGTGGGGTTTTTGGCGGCGGCAGTGCGGTCGGTAACAGCAATGTACTTGATTATATAACAATAGCTACAACGGGGAACGCTTTAGATTTTGGTGATTTAACTCTTGTTTTAGAGGGGCTTGCAGCTTGTTCTTCTTCAACTCGCGGGGTGTTTGGTGGAGGATTAAATACGCCAACTAATGTTTTAGAGTTTATAACCATAGCAACCACAGGCAATGCCACAGACTTTGGCGACTTAACAATTAGCAGGTCTACTCTTGCGGGTTGTTCTTCATCAACGCGCGGGGTGTTTGGCGGCGGGTTTGTACTCGGCTACACTAATAGTAATGTTATAGACTACATAACCATAGCATCTGCTGGAAACGCCACTGACTTTGGTGATCTTGTTGTAGCAACCCAAGCACTTGGGGCTTGTTCCTCATCAACTCGAGGTGTTTGGGGCGGTGGGTATACTAATGATTATTCCAATGTCATTCAGTATGTAACAATTTCTTCGGTAGGAAATGCGTTGGACTTTGGCGATCTTTCTGTCACACGCACCGGCCCTGCTGCCTGCTCTAACGCCCACGGGGGTTTATAATGTCACGTTGGCCCGGCGGGTTAATCCGCAAAACAGCTATAACACCTGCTGGCCCGTTTCAGGACGGAGCTGCCAAAGGCGTATGGACTATTATGGAAGCTACCTACTGGATCAAGCAGGGGCTTTGGCCAATAGCGGGGAATAGCAATCCTTCTCAAAGAGCTTTTTTTGCGGGTGGAACTTTATCGTCAAGTTATTTTTCAAACATTTACACAATTGTTATTTCAACATCAGGCAATACAACAAATTTTGGAAACTTATCAACGAATACTGGGTTTTTAGCTTCGGGGTCGTCGTCAACTCGCGGGCTTTTTGCTGGGGGCGGTGGCCTTGATGGATTGGGCGATTTTGTTATCTTCAACACTATTGAATATATAACATTTGCGGCTTCTGGGAGTGTGGCCGATTTTGGGGACTTAGCTACGGCAAGATATAACCTCGCCGGATGTTCAAACAGCACAATAGCTATTTTTGCGGGCGGGCAAAGCCCAACAACAAATCAAACAACTTCTGTAACAATAGCAACAACGGGAAACTCTAGTAGTTTTGGTGGGTTGCCCGACAATATTCATTCATTGGCAGGCTGCGCTTCAGCAACAAGAGCTTTGTTTTCTGGTGGGACAAATTCGGGAGGATCAAGGCTAAACGTGATTAGCTTTATTACGTTTTCCTCACTAGGTTCAGCATCAGATTTTGGTGACTTAACACTATCACCCAGCGCGCCAGCGGCAACGTCTTCTTCTACCAGAGGAATCATTGCTGGAGGATCAGCCCCCACTTCTACAAATGTGATTGAATTTGTTACCATTGCGAGCGCAGGGAACGCTACAGACTTTGGCGACCTAACCGATGTCACATCTTCTTCCAGCGCAACGTCAAACAGCACTTTAGGATTATTTGGCGGTGGAGTAAGTTCTGGGGGGATAACGACAAATGTTATTAGCTATATAACAATAGCGTCTACAGGAAATGCAATTGATGTTGGTGATTTAGGGGCAGCTCGGTCAACTCTTACAGCTTGCTCCGGCAGCCACGGCGGCATCTAACTACTACAGGGGGACTTATGAACGACCTAATTCTTGGAAACATGAACAATGCTTTGGTTGTAACAAAGCCAGAGTACAACCTGATGTTAGAAAACATTCAGGGCCGTATGCCTGCTGTTACACGCGACACCAGCAACTTCCACAAGTCTCACAGCCAATTCATGTCTGTGACGCTGGACGTAACAGCCATCACGCCGATCCGCTCAATCAAGCACACCTTAGCTGAGATTGACCGCACTAAATCTGCTTTGCAGGAAGCATACATTGGTCTGCGTAAAAAGCAGGTCGAACTCAAAAAGAAGCAGGCGGAGCTTCTCGCTTGCACTGATGCCTTAGACTCTGAGCTTTTGGAAATCGAAATCCTTGAGATCAACAGCCACCTTGAAGGCACTCAAAACCACGTCAACGGTGCTATTCGCAAGATGAACTTTATGGTCAATCAGCACAAGCAATTGCTTGAGAGGGTTGGCAAGAACGAGATCACCGAAGAAGACTACGAGCGCGAAGAAGCCCGCTACCACATCATGACGTGCATGAAGCAGGGTCTTAACGCGGCCCGCTCGCGCAATGGCGTGATCGACGAAGGCAACATGATCTACTTGTTTGATCTTGGCATCAACGCAGCTCAAGCTCAGGCCGAGGTGTTCGCCTATCTCACTATGGAGAACGAACTTATCTCCAAAGGCATCCCACCGACGCATGAAATGACCGTCAAATGGCTTGAGGCGTGCGCCGATAAGTGGGCTGATGACCCAGCAAAGTTTGCTAACTATCGTGGGTTTGCTGTATTTGACCCATCGTCTCTGACCAACGTGCCGCAGTTAACCGCTGCTACTGGAGAATAAAATGGCCCATCAAGTCATGAAGTATCGCCTGACAGCCGAAGGCACCATCCCTGACTTCCTCTATCTGGGGGAAGACGGTGTAGGCGGCGTGTATGTTGTCGCTGATCCGGCAACGCCCAGCCCGCGTGATATGGTGATGGTTGGCATCTCCAAGGATGGTGCAACAGGTGACTTTGAGCTTGTAGCCACCAAGGTTGATTTGCAGTCTTACCTTGCTATGGTTGGAGCCAATTGGACGGAGCCTGCGGTAAATTCCACAGATGAGCCGGTGCCTTTTGACCCGGCAAAGGCTGCTGACTGGGTATGGGGCCGTTTGGACGCTCTAAACGCCTAATGCTTGTATAAGGGGGGACTACAATGCACTTGGTTATTGGCACGCCGATGTATGGCGGCATGTGTTGCAGTGAGTATGTTCAGTCGCTGATGGCGTTGAAAGACGCTATGCAGCAGCACGGGCATACCGTCACTTGCATCTTCTTGGGCAATGAAAGCCTGATCCAGCGCGGTCGCAATACGATTGCGTGGCATTTCCTGAATATGGATGCCTCGCACCTTCTGTTTGTTGACGCCGATCAGAGCTTTCGACCGGCTGATGTCGCCAAGATGCTCAAGGCTGACAAGCCTATTCTTGGCGGCGCTGTGCCAATGAAGGGCATTAATTGGAGCCGGGTGAAGCAGGGAGCTGTCCTTAATCACCCAGACCTGAGCAAGCTCACCGGCATATTCAATGTGAACAAGCTGCCGGGGCATGAGATGAAATCGGCTGATGAGCCGTTTGAGGTCAAGCACGTTGGCACCGGGTTCATGCTGATCCGGCGAGATGTCTTTGAAGACTTGAAAGATCATGTTGGCTACTACACCAACGGCGGTGTCACGGTTCCGTCTGGTGAGAAGGTCTACGACTTCTTTAAAGTTCAGAACATTGACGGAGAATTGCTGTCGGAGGACTACAACTTCTGCAATATGTACCGCGAGCGAGATGGTAAGGTCTGGGTTGCCCCTTGGTGTGAACTAGGTCATTTTGGAGTGTATCATTTTAGTGGTCAATATGCAGCGGGGGCGTCATAATGTTTGGTATGACTTGGCCGGAGGCACCGTGAAATGACTGGACCAGATGAAACACTGAAGCACGTTGCGGATGCCGCATCTGTCATCACTGTCATAGGGACATTAACAAACGTGCTTCCACACGCAGCGGCGCTGTTCACGATCATCTGGACCAGCATACGGATTTACGAGACTGACACTGTGCAGCGGTGGTTGGGAAAGAAGCAGGGGTAAGGTAATGACATGGACCCTGCTACAATCGCGCTTATCTTTGGAGCAGCCAAGACTGCCTTCAACGCAGTCCAGCAGGGCATTAAGTTCGGCAAAGACATCAACTCGATGTGCGGCGATGTCGCGAAATTGTATGGGTCGGTCGCTAAACTAACTCAGGCCAGCAAGACACCGCCGAGGCCTAGACTATTTAGTAAAACGACTGCCGAAGAAATTGCCCTTGATACCGTCATGAAGCGGAAGCAAGCGGCAGAGATGGCGGAGAAGGTAAAGAACGACTTTATATCTATTTACGGAGTACGGGGTTGGGAGGAAGTTCTTAAAGAGGTCATTCGCGTGCGGAAGCAACAGAGACAGCTTGAAGAACAGAAAGCCCGTGAAGCCCAGCGAATGCGGGACGACTTGGTTCAACTGGGGCTAGTTGTGTTGGCAGCGTTAACGATCATGGCAGGATTACTTATCCTAGCAGTTTGGATGGCATAATGGCAAAACTTCCTGCTAAAAAGGTATTGGCAAAGAAGCCGTTGGCAAAGAAGCCAGCCGCTCACAGGAAGCCTGTCGCTAAGATTCCAGAAGTCGTTGTCGCGCCTCCCAAACCTCCCGGTGGACCGATCGACAAGGCGCTTGATCTCGTAAAGTGGATCGACAGCCCGTTTAAGCTGGCAACCGTTATCGGACTGGGCGTTTTTGGTCTGGCTGGCTACATCATTTACGAACAGCAGGACAAGCTTGTCGGATCAATGCTCAGTCGCGATACCATGCCGGTGTTGGCGGACGACCAGCACATAGCGGGTGCAGGTGGCCTACTGATGCGCGATCTCAGGGCTGAAGCCGTCATGATCCATTCGGTTGACCTTGGCAAGAACGCACGCACAACGAAGGTTGTTCTGTCAGCGGATGGCAGATATTTGCCGTTGGAGGGTCGCAAGGGTGCGTTCTTTTCAGGATCACCAGCCAGGAACCGTGCGGCAATAGCGATGCTGAACGGCGAGATAGCCTGTGAGCCGTTTGAGGCGTCGTCGGATCTCGGTGAATGGCTGCTAAGTCGCAACGTGACTTACCTGTGCCGGGGATCTGCACCACCTGACGCAGGCCATATGGTTGGGTATGTTGCCGTTGCTTTCAAACAACCGCCGCGTGATATAATTGCTGTGAAAGCCCGAATTAACCAGACCGCGCGTGAGATCGCGAAATAGGGAGAGTTGAAATGAGAATGTCAGCAGCCGGACTTGCCACGGTGAAAGAGTTCGAGGGTCTTAGACTAAAGGCGTACAAGTGCCCGGCGTCGGTTTGGACGATTGGCTACGGTCACACCTCTGCCGCAGGTGCCCCGATTGTCACCCCGGAGCTCGTAATCACCAAGGACGAAGCTGAAGAAGTCCTTGCGCGGGATATGGAGCAGTACGAAGAGGGCGTTCGCAAGTACGTCAAAGTCGATCTGACACAGGGTCAGTTTGATGCCTTGGTTGACTTTGCCTACAACGCTGGCGTTGGCGCTCTGGCTAAATCCACGCTGCTGAAGCGTGTCAACGCGGAGAAATTTGACGAGGTTCCTGCCGAGTTCATGAAGTGGACTAAGGGCGGTGGTAAAGAGCTCCCCGGTCTGGTTCGCCGTCGCAGGGCAGAAGTAAAACTCTGGCGCGGCCTTGATACAGAGAAGCCGATCTCTGTTGACGAAGCTCGTGCCGAACCCGATCAGCCCAAGGCCCGCAAATCAATTACCCAGTCGAAGGAAGCCAACGCCGCTGTGGCGGCTGGCGGGTTGGGCACGATTGCGGTCGTTCAAGAAGTCATGCCAATGGTCCGTGAGGGTGGCGATTTGCTCGGGTCCTTGAGCCCGACAATCCTAATCCTCTTTGTGATTATCGCAGCGGCTGGCGCTGTCTGGTATTTCCGGAAGCAGAGGCTTGACGAGGAGGGTGCATGATCACCTTACTGTTTAGCCCGATCGGGCGGTACATTGCCATAGGGGGCGGCATTCTTGTCGCCCTCTTTGGCATCTATCTCAAAATCAGGGCCGACGCCGTCGAGGACATGAAGGCGAAGGCCCAGGCTGACATTATTGAGAGGACCAAAGATGCGCTGGATGCTGCTAATTCCGTCAACCTTGATCCTGAACGGCTGCGCGAATCTGACGGGCATCGTCGGGACTGAGAACACCAACACCAAGGTTTGCGCTGTTTGGCGGGATGTTTCGTGGTCTAAAAAGGACACGAACCCGACAATCGGCGAGATCAAAGTAAACAACGCCAAGCGCGAAGCATGGTGTCACGACGCTAAATAATTCTTTAGTCGCCTTCCACGCGATTTTAGAGTTATAATG